TAGTATGTCTTCTAAATATTCCTGGTCGTATTCTTTCCCATCTTCCCAATGGTCTTCTACACACAGGTGGCCGTAGCCCACGGTTCTTTTATTTAGGGTATCTAAATATACCTTATTTCTAAAGCCTTCATGTTTCTTAACTGATTCTAAAAGTTTATCGTAGTTCATTATAACCTATCCAATTTTTTATTTATGTTTTTAACCTCTGTCTCTATGACAGCGATCCTTGATTCTATTTTTGTAAACATCATTAAAGCTTCCTCTATTCTATCTACGTCTTTTTCCATTGCACTAACACGCTGTGATGTCATACCCCATGTAGCACCAAGTGCTATAAAGATTCCTATAATCCATATCGCGTCTCTAATGCTCATCCAATTACTCCACTATCTTTTCCTTGTTTAAGAAAAGGATTATCTTTTATACCTTTTTGTGGGTCAGTAAATTTTCCATCATTACCCATAATTGGATTCAATCCACCAACTGCACCACCTTCATTCATACCATATTGATTAGCAAGTGCTTGGTCCGTGTTGCCTGTATACAGCGCACTAGCTGCTGGCGCATTCATAACTGAACTATTTGTAATAGAAGATCCAGTTGTATCACCAGCTGAATAACTATCATCATACTGCATGTTAGGTTGAGGTTGGTTTTGATAACCAAGTGTCTCTCCTATTGGTTGTGTTAAAACATCAGGTGTCATTCTTTCTATACCTTGTAATACTTTTGGTGCACTTTCAACAATAGAGTTTGCAATATCAGCAATAGAGTTTCTATTTTGATTAGATAAGTTTCGTTTTCTATTTGCTTCTTCCATGTCTTGTAACGTCGCTGTCCATTCTTCGTATTCATCAGGCATACTTTCAAACAAACGTGACATTGCTCTTATACGAATAACTGTAGGAAGTGTATCATCCATAGCTCCGGTCCAGTTACGCATTAATGTAGGACTAGCAAAAACTCTGCCTGCCCAACGCATTCCAAAGAAAGGAACTAATGCAAGCATTGCACTAGCATGTGCTGCACCTGCTGTAGCAGCAGCTGCGGTTATGTTACCCATAGGTGAACTTTGTTTTAATGCACCACCTGGGCCTTGGAGCACGGCTGAACGTGCAAGGAACGTGCTTGGTGATGGCATGCCATGTTTAAATACTCTATCTAAAACTTTAGTTAAGTTTTCAAAATCTTTATATGTAGGCATTGTATTCTGAACCATTTTAATTTGGTCCTTTGGAATACTAGGATCTATTTTACCCCATAAGTCATCATACCAATGATCCCATTTACCAGTTTGAGTGTTAAATATTTTAAAGTCAGTTACTTGTGGTCCAGGCAATGCTTTTTTAAATAATGTTTGAAGTGGAGATCCAGCTTTACCAATCCCTAACGCATCACTAATTATTTTTGAATCAAAGAACTCAATACCTTCAACGTTCTTCATTGAATTTTTAAATGCATTAGCTAAATAATGACCTAACCCTCTGTGATATGCTTTATCACCTACAATATTTTTTAATGCTAAAATATTATCTGCAACAAATGCACCTGTGTCAGTTGACTTAGCAAGTGTGTTCCATAAGTTTTTAGATAAGTTAGTTGATTTTTGTGGTGTGTCTGTAGCTATATTCCATCCAAATCTTTTTATATTACCAAGTGCTTTACCGGCATCAGTTCCCCATATTAACATACCATTAGATAAAAAGTTTTCATATTCTGTCCACAATTTAGAAACATTTGAAAAAGGTGTATTATTTAAACTACCAATGTCTGCTTCAAAAGATCTATACATTGCATTAATGTCATCAGAAATAGTTCCTATCTCTGGGCTCTTAGACCATCTAGTATAATTAGTATCAAGTAATCTTTTTAATTTATACATATCACCGACAGTTCTTTTGCCTGGTGTTAATAATGTTGTGCCTGGTGTCCATCCTTCAGGTGGCTTAAGAATATATTTCTGTAAAAAGTTTGAGAACTCAGAATCAAGTGCTCCCATCTTTTGATTTTTAAATACTATATTCTTAGCTGTTTGAACCATTGTCGTATCATCAACAATAGCACCTGCTGACTTAGCAGCTTTTAAAATTTCATCGTCATATTGTTTAGCTCTTTTAGTAAATCCTTCAGCAGTTTTTTGTGCCATCTTAATATAATCAACACCCATTTCTGCTGTTGTTACATATGGTGCAAATCTACCTACCATTTCCATCATTCTAACTTTTTGTGCTTCACCAGCTACTTGAAGAGTAGATTGTATTGGTCTACCAATTGCTGGTACACGTTGGAAAGCATTGATGTAAGCATCTAAATAAGGTCTACCTGAAAGAGCAAACCTAGGAATTGTAGTTCCTGCTATTGTTTTTAATTCAGGATACATTTCTTCAGATCTATGTGATGCTGGGCCAAGCCAGTTAAAAGCTTTAGAGTTTGCTAAACGTGTAACGGCTTTTCCAATAAAAGGAATGTTCATTTGAACTGGTTCTCTTATAGGTAAGAATGTTTGACCACCCCATGGTTTAACAGCTCTACCTTTTGTACCTATATATAAAGGATTTTTAGGATCAAATTTTGTTAATGCTTTATCTGCTGCAATAAGTTCTGGTCCTGTTAAGACACCAAAGTCTTCATACAACTCTTGTGTTGCTTCATCTTTACCTTTGTATATTTTACTACCAGCTCCAGGAGGAGGTGTTTTTAATCCACCAGCCCATCCACCAAACTTTTTAAAAGCCATGTATGCTGGTCTAATACCAAAGAATACAGAACTAATACCTGCATCAAATATAGCTGAATCTACTGCGTTAGCTATACGTGATTGCTCACCTTCTGGTTTAGCTTTAAATGGATTAAATCTGTAAGGAGTTAAATCATCTGCTACCCCTCTGTCACTAACATATCCAGGTCTATTAATTCCTTCTGAACCAAATGTTAAACGATCAGGTAGATTTTCTAATGCTGGATCTACAGTCATTTGTAATGCTTTATCAAGCCAAGGTGAAATAGTTTCATCAACGACTTCTCCTCTTTTAGCTTTTGGCATAGACATATAAGCTTTTGCTTTACCTGCACGGTTCATTGCATCTAATACAACTTCGTAACCAAGATCAGCAGCTCCTACTGCAACAGCGCCATGTACAACACCGCTTGCAACTCTACCTAGCCATCCACCTTTTCCTTTAGCAAATCCTTTTCCTGCTCCTTTAAAAAACTTTTTAATTAATCCACCATTCCATCCATAGTTAAATCCTTTTACACCAGCTCCAAAATAACCTGCTGCTTCAACCATTGGATACGGATTAGGATTATTTGTAAACAATCCAAACTCATCATAGAGTCTATATGTATCTGCATTTACTGGTAAGAAATCAGAATCTGTTAAACCAGCAGCTGCAAGAATTTCTTTCTTAGAATTAAGAGCCATCTCTTTATATTTTTCATCGCCCGTATCTTCATATTTTTTTTGTGCTTTATCTAAGATAGTAGAGATCATATCTCTAACATTATCTTTTCTTTTCATGTAAGCAGCTGAATTTACTTCACGTGCTTCTTGAATTTTTTTATCTTCTTCACTCATCAACCATGGATTGCTTTGTCCAAATGGTTGACCAGGCATAACAGCATTACCAAGCATTTGAAAAGGTGCTAATGGTAAATCAGTTGCCCACTTTTGATTCCCAGCAATAATGCTTTGGGATTCTGTCATAGGTATGCCAGACTTAGATGTTGTTACAAACTTTTTATCTGCTGGGCCTTGGTCCTTGGGCATATTGCCAAAGACACTTTCCTGATATGTTTTTATTTTATCTGCCATTAATCGTATAATTTAAGGTTGTAATCAAAAACGTCATTAAGATTGTTTCCAGTCTGCTGATCATCAGCACTAACAACTGCAGTATTACCTCCAACAAATGATTCAAAAGAAGGTATACCAGGACCTTGAATATCAAATCCATAAGTAGAATAAGATGGATCGTTTCTACGCAAGTTGTAATAAATATTTGCCATGTTTTGTGAACCTGGAATTGTATACATTGAGCTAAGTCTTTGACCAGCATTTGTTCTTGATTCTTCATTTGGAATATATCCTGCAGCGTGTAACTGACTAGACATACCTTGATACAATTCATTGTAGATGTTCATGTAGTTACCAATAACAACTTGTGGCATGTTAGATTGACCAAATAAACTTCTAGTAGAAGTTTCTTCAAATGATCTTTTAAGAACGTCTGCTAACATACGACCAGTTGGCTGTCTGTTTCTTGCAAGTGCAAGACCTAAAGTTGTTTCAAAGATACTTAGTTGACCTCTTCGTGGATCAAATAATATTTTTTCTAAACCACCACGTGTTA